AGTCACCACAGGCGCAGGTGTATCAGTCGTTGCGGTTGGACTATTTAGCTAAGAGGTTCTAAATGGAAGCTCTAACAGGCGTTCAGAAGTATCTGAACATCATTGCTCAATACGACAATGAGTTCAAGAAGTGGGAAGCTCGCACTCAAAAGATAGTAAAACGCTATCGTGATGACAACCGCAACCAAAACACGAACGAAACAGCAAAGTTCAACATTCTGTGGTCTAACGTACAGACGCTGATTCCTGCTGTTTACGCTCGTTTGCCAAAGGCTGCGGTATCTCGTCGCTTCGGTGACAATGACCCAGTTGGGCGTGTTGCTTCGCAGCTTATTGAACGCTCGTTAGACTTCGAGATTGAGCATTACACAGACTTCCGTAGCGCAATGCGTCACGCTGTTGAGGATAGATTCCTTGGTGGGCGTGGTGTCGCATGGGTAAGGTACGAACCGCACGTTGTCGCTCAAGATATGCCTGAAGATGGCTATCAGATTACTGAAGATGTAGACAAAGAAACGGGCGCAGATAATGAAGAAAATGTCAGTACGCTCGATGGTAGCGCTGGCATGGACGCTGAACCACAGGAAGAAATTGAGTACGAGTGCGCTCCTACTGATTACGTCCATTGGAAAGACTTTGGGCACTCAATTGCTCGCACATGGGAAGAAGTTACCCAAGTCTGGCGCTGGGTGTACATGACTCGTGAAGCTCTGATTGAGCGATTTGGCGAGGAAGTGGGTAACAAGATACCGCTGGATGCAGGGCCAGAAACCAACAAACAGTACGGTCAAAACAACCGTGATTTCACACGAGCAAAAATCTGTGAATTGTGGGACTTGGAGACGGAAAAGGTCTACTGGCTAAGCAAAAACGTGGGTCAAATCATTGACGAGCGTGATGACCCTCTGCAATTAGAGCAATTCTTTCCTTGTGCCAAGCCTCTGTACGCAACGATGACGAGCGATACGCTTATCCCTGTTGCTGACTTTGTGCTGTATCAAGATCAAGCGCAAGAGCTAGACATCCTGACAGACAGGATTGATGGTTTAGTCAAAGCTCTGCGTATTCGTGGCGTGTATGACGCATCACAACCAGCTTTACAGCGTCTGCTAACCGAAGGTGACAACAACACGTTGATACCTGTAGATAAGTGGATGGGCTTTAGCGAGAAAGGCGGTCTGAAAGGCTCAATTGACATACTTCCGATTGACCAGATTGCTAACGCATTGATTCAATGTTATCGGGCACGAGACGAGATCAAGGGGCAAATCTATGAAATCACGGGTATTTCAGACATTGTGCGTGGTCAAACTGCGGCAAGCGAAACAGCGACAGCCCAGCAAATCAAGGGACAGTACGCAGGTCTACGACTTCGCTCCATGCAGGAGGACGTTGCACTTTTCGCCTCATCGTTAATTCGCCTGAAAGCACAGATTATTTGCTCTAAGTTCCAGCCGCAGACAATCATCCAGTACGCTGCTGCGGAACAAATGAGCGATGCAGACAAACAGCTTGTACCTGAAGCGTTAATGCTGATTAAAGACAAAGTGTTGCGTAACTTCAGGATTGAAGTCGCAGCAGACAGTCTTGTGCAGATTGACGAGAACCAGAACAAGCGTGACAGGGTTGAGTTCCTGCAAGCTATGGGTGGCTTTTTGTCGCAAGCGTTGCCAATGGGTCAGCAAGCACCTGAGCTTGTGCCTATGTTGATTGACATGGTTAAGTTCGGGATGTCTGCATATAAACAGGCAACACCGATTGAAGGCACGATAGATCAAGCGCTTGAGCAAATGAAACAAAAGCAAGCAATGGCAGCACAACAGCCGCCACAGCCTGATCCAGAGATGCTAAAGATGCAAGCAGATCAACAGCGTGAGCAAGCTAGAACTGAGGCAGATATGCAAATCGAACAAGTCAAGATGCAAAGCGAAGCAGCGCTAGAGAAGCAAAAGCAAGACTTTGAAGCGTGGAAAGTTCAGTTTGAAGCGCAAAACAAGCTCAACCTTGCTCGCATTGCTGCAAACCCCGGCGTTGATGTTCCCCTGCTTGAAGCTCAAGAGCTACAGTCTAAGCAAATGGTTCAACAACTTGGTGCAAGCCTAAATGACGCTATCAATCGTATGGGTCAATTGCATGAAGGTATGATGCAGATGCAAGCACAGACAATGCAACAGATTGAGGGCGTAAGAAACGCTGCAACAGCACCTAAACGTGTCATTCGTGGCGCAGACGGTAAGGTTGTTGGTGTCGAGGTTGTGCAATGACGCTCTACTATTCGAACGCTACACGACACGCCCAAAATGAAGGGTTAATCACCTATGCTGCAACGAATTCGCAATTCAATCTCTACAGCGGTACACAACCTGCAAATGCTAATACAGCGATTACGACGCAAGTTCTTCTCGTAAGTATGCCGATAGCAGGTGTGTTTGGTACTGACACAAACGGTACGCTGACACTGGGGGCGGTAACGCAGACAAACGCAGCAGCATCAGGTACTGCGAGCTTCTTTCGCATATTCAAGTCTGATAACTCTGTCGTAATGGACGGTTCTGTAGGTTTGTCTAGCGCAGATTTGATATTGAACAGCGTTGACATTGTTGCTGGTCAAAGCGTAGACATCACAGCAGGTACGATTATTCGGGGTAACGCATGACAGTCACCGTAAAACACCCATTTGTAAGCGCTATCCCTGATTCTGCGGATACGAGCTTAGTCCGTCCTAGTAATTGGAACGCTGACCATACTATCATCGGTCTGGGTACGGCAGCAGAGAAAGACGTAGGCGTTGCTAACGGTGTCGCTTCTCTTGATTCTGGTGGCAAAGTACCCGTTTCTGAGCTTCCTGCGGCTGTCTTGGGGGCGCTAAGCTATCAAGGCACATGGAACGCATCAACAAACACTCCAACGCTCGCTTCTGGTGTCGGCACAAAAGGCTACTACTACGTTGTGAGCGTTGCAGGGTCTACAAACCTTGACGGGATCACTGACTGGAAGATTGGCGATTGGGCGGTATACAACGGCACAGCTTGGCAAAAAGTTGATAACACTGAATCGGTAGTGTCGGTCAACGGTCAAACTGGCGTTGTTGTTTTAGCTGTCGGTGACATCAGCGGCGCAGCAAACGCACCGACAAACACCAACATTACTTCAATGACAGGCGTGACAGGTGGCATCAGTTCGCCTGATTACATTCAATTTGACACAGCGTATGCAACAACGCTAACTGCTGGTCAGCTCGGCTGGGATGGCAACAACACGCTAGGCATTGGCATGGCTGGTGGCCATGTAATTCAACACATTGGTGAGGATCAGTTCTTTTATTGCAAAGCAACATCAGCAATAACAAAGGGTCAAGTTGTGATGTTCACAGGCGCAGTCGGTGCTAGTGGTGTACCAACTGGCGCACCAGCTACAGGCATTGCTGATGGCTCTTACATCATGGGCGTGGCTGCTGAAACCATTGCACTTAACGATTTTGGTCTAATTCAGACATTTGGAACGCTGCGTAACGTCAATACATCAACATACGTTGATGGTGAGATTCTTTGGTACAACCCTGCGGTTACAGGCGGTTTGACAGCTACAAAACCAAGTGCGCCGAATGTCAAAGTGCAAATGGCTGCTGTAATCAATGGCGGCTCAAGCGGTGGCGGCACGATACTAATTCGCATTAATCCCGGCTCGCAACTCGGTGGCACAGACTCAAACGTACAGATTGGCACACCAATAAGCGGCAATACTTTAATTTATGACGCTGCTGTAGGATATTGGAAAAACGCTAATTTAAGCGCTGGCACAGGCATTTCTGTTACTAATGGCGCAGGGTCAATTACGGTTGCTAACACAGCGCCTGACCAAACTGTTGCCTTGACTGCTGGCACAGGCATCAGCGTTTCAGGCACATACCCTAGCTTTACAGTTACAAACACTAGCCCATCGAGCGGTGGCACAGTCACAGCGGTCACAGGCACAGCGCCAGTTGTATCGTCTGGCGGCACAACTCCTGCAATCTCAATGGCTGCGGCTACAAGCTCAGTTAACGGGTATCTGACAAGCACAGATTGGACAACATTTAACAGCAAAGGCTCTGTCACTAGCGTTGCTGCGTCTGTACCGTCATTTTTAAGCGTTGCAGGCTCGCCAATTACGACTTCTGGCACGATAGCGATTAGCTACTCAGGCATAGCATTACCTGTCGCTAACGGCGGTACAGGCGTAACTTCTGTCGGCACAGCAGGAAACGTGCTGACATCGAACGGCACAGCTTGGGTTAGTTCAGCGCCAGTTAGCAGCAACATCACAGCGCAAGGCTTGTTTGAGAACGCCAACACAATCTCTGCAAACTACACAATTGGCACAAATAACAACGCTGTGAGTGCAGGGCCAATCACCGTAGCGTCGGGCTTCACCGTCACAGTCCCATCCGGAAGCGTCTGGACTATCGTATGACAGCAGCTTTTCAGCTTAATGCGTTTCAACCTAATGCGTTTCAGACGCTCACGATTACTGGCGTACTGAGCGCAACAGACCAAAACGACTCAGGCTCGTTCACCGGGGTTGTGCAGGTTGCACCGATAGTTGTGATGGATATGCACGACGGTGGGCCAAAGAAACGCAAGAAAGAAGCCGCCAAGCAAAAGAAACGCAGAGACGAGATTATTGCTCTATTTGAACACTTGGTTGAGGGTAAACCCCTAGTCGCTGAAGAAATAGCCGCACCCTTCATTAAGGAAGCTACAATAAGCGAACTAAAGTCGATAGATTTTATCAATAGTATTGACTTTGATGCGTTGATGGCTGACTTAGCAAGAGTTCAGCAAATCTATGACGCTTACATTGAAATGGACGATGAGGAGGTTCTTGCTCTGCTATGAGAAAGACTTACGTTTATGTGGATGGCAAACTGGTCGAGAAAGGTTCGGATGAACACCTTGACAAGTTGTATGGCCCGTTCGTGATGCCTGACATCAAGCCCTATCAAAGCATGATTGACGGTTCGATGATTACGAGCCGCTCAAGGCATCGTGAACACCTGCAAGCACATGGCTGCATCGAAGTGGGCAACGAAAAGATGGAAACCAAATATACGCCAATTTCGCAGGATAGCCGACGAGATGTGTTGCGCCAACAGCTTGGCAACATGACGCACAAAGAAGCACAGCGAATTTTGACCGATATACGCAGAAAATTTACTTGAGGGAGTATCTATGAGCGACGAACAGCTAGACCGAAAAGAACTTTTGATGCAGCAATTTGAAGCTGCGGAAGATGCACAACCTGTAGTGGACATTACACCTGCTGCGCCTGTTTCGGCTGAACCTGCGCCAGAACCGCCAGTTTGGGAGCGTCCCCCTGCATCGTGGAAGAAAGACTATCACGAGGTCTGGACAACGGCTGACCCAAAGCTCAAAGAATACGCTTGGCAACGTGAAGAAGAAATGAAGAAAGGGGTCGAACCCTTGCTTTCCAAGGCTCAATTTGCTGACCAGATTCAGCAAGCAATTGAACCGTACCAAAACAACCTGCGAACACTAGGTATTGCGCCCCCACAAGCGATTAAAGCGCTGATGGATGCTGACAATGTTCTGCGTCACGGAACACCCCAGCAGAAAGCGCAAATGTTTTCTACTCTTTCGCAACAATATGGTGTAAATTTAGGGGAAATCAGCAATCTGCAACAACAGCCTGTTGATCCCACTGTGTCGATGCTTCAAAACGAGCTTTATAGCGTCCGAAATGAAGTAATGACATGGAAACAGCAGCAAGAAGCAGCACAAAACCAAGCTCTTTTAGGCGAAATTAATACTTTTGCTGAGAAAGCTGAGTTTTTTGAGGATGCCCGTCCGACAATGATCCAGCTCCTGAACTCAGGAATGGCGCAGAACTTAGATGACGCATACAACAAAGCATTACGCCTAGACGAAGCTCTGTCTGGCAAGCTACAGCAAAGCCAACAAGCTAAAGCTGAAGCAGCTAAACGAGAATCGGCTAACAAAGCAGCGAAATCTGCTCGGGCGGCAGCGGTCAGCGTTAAAAGCTCTACACCCGGAGTGAACACGGCTACCAAAGCGCAAGATAGACGTTCTTTATTGGCTGAACAAATAGACAGCCTTAACGAACGCTTTTGATAACCTAATCGGAGATTATTATGGCATTTGCCAATAGCTCGATCAGCGACATCATTGCGACTAACATTCAAAGCCGCACTGGTGAGCTTGCTGACAACGTAACAAACAACAACGCTTTACTGCGCCGCCTCAAAGAGCGTGGCAACGTAAAGACTTTCTCTGGCGGTAACGTAATTTTGCAAGAAATTATGTACACCGACAGCGCAACCGACAACACTAACTCGTACTCTGGCTACGAAGTGCTGAACGTATCGCAGAACAGCCCAATTTCGGCTGCTCAGTTCTCGATCACTCAGTACGCTGCTGCTGTCTCTATCTCTGGCTTGGAAATGATCCAAAACAGCGGTAAAGAAGCAATCATCGACTTGCTCGATGGTCGTATGATGGTCGCAGAAGCTCAGTTGGCTAACCGTATCTCGCAAGATATTTATCTTGACGGTACTGGTAACAGCGGTAAGAACATCACTGGTTTGGGCGCAGCAGTTCCTGACGCTCCTGCGACTGGCACATACGGTGGAATTAACCGGGCTACTTGGTCGTTCTGGCGCTCTGTTGCTTACTCTGGCGTAACTGATGGTACTGCTGCTGTCTCGGCTTCCAACATCCAGAAGTATATGGATGCGGTTGCTGTTCAGTTGATTCGTGGAACAGACAAGCCTGACTTGATCGTTTGCGACAACAATTACTACAGCCTGTATCTTCAGTCGTTGCAAGCAATTCAGCGTATTACTGATGGTGGTAACTCTGGCGTTGGCGCTGGTTTTGCAAGCCTGAAGTATTACGGCGCTGGTATGGCTTCTGACGTTGTGCTTGACGGTGGTATCGGCAACGATGCAACTGCTAACCATATGTGGTTCTTGAACACCAAGTACATGATGTTCCGTCCACACGTTGATCGCAACTTC